GGCGTCGCGGTCGCAACGAATTTATATTTAACCTGGTCAAATAAAGTTAAAAATGTTTGATATGTTTTTGTGCCGTAGCCACGAAGTACTGAGGCTTCATCTAATGAGCACCCTAAAAAATAGTTAGGGTTTATATCGCCGTCCCGGACGCGTTCGTAATTTGTGATTAAAATTTTATGTTTTGAGTTTTCACATTCTTCAAGCGTACGGACATATTCGACTTCGTAATTATAAAAATCTAAGGCATCTTTTTTGAATTCTTGCTTTACGCCAAGCGGCATAATGATTAAAAATTTTCCATGCTCTCTGTCGGTGATAAGTTTTGCGAGTCCGAGTTGCTGGCAGGTTTTACCTAATCCGAATGATTCAAATAATGCCCTTCTGCCCCCAATTGCTGCCCACTGAATAGCTTTTATCTCGTGCGGTTTTAATTTTTTTATTCCGGTATTTATATTTAAGATATCATTTTCCGATATTTCGATTCCGGACGGTTTTACTAATTTAATTTTCTCTTTTAAAAATTCCTGGTATTCCATGTTGTCCCCTCAGACTTGATTTATATTATTATTTTTGTGTATGGTTTATATGTTTTCTGGCACTTTTTGCAGTAATGTCGCCAGTATACTACTTTTCGGCCTTTGTTATGTGTGCGACTTGGCACGTGCAGGAGTTCGTCACGATTATATTTTTTTTTGTTTCCGTTTTTGGTACATGTGCAACACTGCAATAATTCCGGCCATTTCTTTTCCATTGCAAACATTTCTGTTTCATTGCGTTCTACTGCAAATTTATTATATATCGATCTGGCCTTTTCGATTGCAGGATTGTTCGGCACTAACCAGTTTTCAAGCATATTATTCCTTAATCAATTTTGTTTTTGCTTCGCTTGCGATATTTCCGACTTGCTGAATCAGATTTGAATTTGTTTCCGATTGCTTTGATACTACTTCAAGTAAATCCTGTGATACTCTTTCATTTTTCTTTGATTCCAATATTACGTATTGTCTTTCCTTTGCGAGTTTGTCATATTCGTGTTTTATGAAATTAAGCATCGCTAAATTACTTTTTATTTCCAGTTCCAATTCGGCTATTTTTAAATCTTTTTGATCGGATAATTTTTGGATTGCAATCTCATGTTTGATATTTAAAAAGGTGGTACTTTTGTCATATCCTTTTTTGTAACCATTTTCAAAGGTTTCTTGTAATAATTTTCTATCAATTTTGGAATATATCTTCATGGCATAACCTCTATTTTAATTCAGCGAGGCACTGCGTATAATTTCGATATAATTTTGGATCATCATATAAAACCGGATTCGGCTCACCCTTGTCATCTATGCCGAATACTTCAGCCTGGCAGGATAAGCGATGTAATTTTTTTATGCAATAGTCATAAGCCGGGACCGTCGCTGATTTGTCCTTTGCGTCATAATACATTTTATATGTGTTCAGACATAGGTTACACTCTGCTGGCAGTTCGGCTTTCCATATCGGCTTAAAACTCATGCAGCAGGTCAAACTGATTGTCATTGCTACAAGTACGATAATTATTATTGCGGTTATGATGATGTGTTTTTTATTCATTATTTCACCTATTTGTAAATTTTGTATATCGCCCTTGCGTATTGTACTATTGTATTCGGATTTATTTTTTCGGTTCTCCATGGATAAAGTTTGTCACATAGTTCAGTAATACCAATTTCATTTTTTTCATATTCTGCAATTCCAACTTTTAACATCCATCTATCAAAATTTTTTGGAGTATTGAATGTATTTTGAGTAACTATGTGATAGATATCATCTAATTCAAATACAATAAATTCATATTTTGTACAATCTCCTGGTTCAAAAATTATATGTCTCATTGGAATATTTAATAATACTGATTCAATCTTTTCTCTATTCATTATTTCACCTCATAATTTATCTCTTCAGGATCATAATATTTACGTTCTCCGAATTCTGCACGCTTTCCCGGATTCATCTGATTTACCGGTCTGAAGTATCCTACGACGCGGCTGTATATCTCGCACGGTATTTTTTTATTCTCCGGGTTTTGTAATTGTTTTTGTTTTTCCATAGTTGACTAATCCTTGCGCTCCCCAGACTACTGTTAAAACTCCTGTCTGAGATATTGCGATTGTAATTAAATCTTCAAATTTCGCTTTGTCTCTTAATATTTGTATGCATCCGATTATCATAATTATTCCAAATATTATTTCTGTTATTATAAATGCTGCAAATCCTATCTTTTTTGCTGTATTCATATAAGTTCAAAATGTGGCAGATCGATAAAATCTTGATCATTTACTTGGGTATCACTATCCCAGTCTGCGCCGCAACGGATATTTACTCCGAGTTCCGCAGCTATTCCCTTGACGAATCCGACGAAGAAATATATTCTTTTCTCGTCTTCCCAGTCTACAGGATATGGCACGGCATCGACTGCAAGCGACAGCATTTTATTATGTTTACTATCCGGCCATTGCAGTTTTGACGCTTTATTTTGAAACGCTTCGTTTTGTTCTTTTTCTCCGCGATGTCCGCAAAGGATAGTACAATCAAAATGCTTTACCACTTCGGTAAAGAGTTTTATTAAATCAGGATGACAGGTATTAAGTATTGTCTGTGATTTTTCGCTGAAGTTTGCCATTATATTTCCTCTGGCGGATTATCTTTTATTTTTTCCATATCCTGAAATCCGAATTCGAGATATCTTTCTATCCATTTTATTTTTTTACGGCGTGGAAGTCTATCAATTAAGGCAACGATAAATCCTGTGCCTATTTTTTGTTTCTGTATTTCTGATTCATAATATTCTGTCATTCCTGCATTTATTACTTTTGCCATTATAACAACCCTCCCGAATTATTATTTTCTGTTTTCGGAGTTTCCGGTTTATCCTGCTTTTCCTGTTTGTCTGTGAGTTTTTTATTAACATCGTCGGCGCTGGTTCCTGGTTCGATTGAATCGGAATCGGATATTACAGGTGGATACCATTCCGCTTCAATATCTTCTGGATCATCATGATCAAGTAAAAATCCTTCGAGCCTGGCTTTATTTTCGAGTTGTTTCATATCGATCCCAAATTTAGTTCGGTTCTGAAATTCAGTATATGCAAGTTCTCTCATTTTTATCATTTCAATTCCATCAAGAACAATAGTAACAACATTTATATTACCGTGTTCCTGAGTTGCTTTTTTCAAAAAAATTAGTTTTAATGGTAATCCCTGAAGTATTCCATTTGTATTTTCTTTTATGTATTCAAGGCTTGCAATTATATTTGATACTGAATTCCATGAATGAGTCCGGAAACGATGAACCGCTCCGACCTGCATAGTCAATGGGATATGGCAGGATAATATTCCAGATACTTTGCATTTTTCCTCTTGAAGAAAAGGACATTCATTTGGATTGCATTTTACTGTATTTTCTTTATCATTTTTATCTATCCTTATTGCTGTTTCACCATCACCACGGCAAACACATTTTTTCCCATGATAATATTGGAACGATGTAAAAAAATTCATATCGATAGAATCAAATGGCAACCTAATAGGAATTTCTTTTGGCTCTTTTCCAAGTTTTGCCATGATTTCATTATCCTGTAAAAAATTTCCATCCTTCCCTTTCTCCGTTGTTGTAACTACGAAATGATCATATTTAATCGGTAATTGATAATCCGAACCATCTTTTGATTTTCGGTGTTCTCCTTTACCTCCTATTTTAATTTTTCCAATTTCTGCAAATCTAGCCGTAAGTCCTGTTTTAATCATTTTATTTATTCTCCTGTAATTTTTTATATTTCCATTCGACCATATCTCGCAATCTGCACGATAGGCCTGATTTCTTTTGCTGTATTAAGGTATACTCTTTTTCAATGTCGATGCCTTCGAGTTCATCTTTATTTTGTTTCCAGAATGGCGACGAAAAAGCGCCTACCAACATATATGGTAAAAATATATTACTCATTCAATACGCCTCCAATTATACAATAAATCAACACCCATATTCCCCAGTATATTAATCCAGAAATATTTTTTTTACTATATTGGATTTGAAATCTGACTGCAAAATAAATTAACCCTAATACAAATATTATAATCTTCATCTGAATATAAATACTCCATTTTTATTTTTTCCGTAGCTTGCCAGCTTCTTGCCATCCTGACTGCGTAGAATGTATTTATCTGTGGATTCCTCATCTTTTACGCCGCCTGTATTTCGCATATAATCCAGTACGCTTACTTTTATTTGTTCTGCCCGTTTTGCGAGTGGGCCGGATCCGCTTATTTCTGATTTTATGTTTTCGTATTCAGACATCAGGCGTTCCACGGTTTCATCGGCAAGTATGGTTCCTACAGGTGCTGGACATAAAGCCTTGATATCATCGTATGTTTGCGGCGTCGGTTCCTTTCCGGTTAAGACGTGATTATTCCAGAAGTCTGAGTAATGTTTAACCATACGTTGCTGCAGTTCGGGGTGGGCGGTGATTTCGTATTGATGAAAGTATCCCATTTCATCGAGATAGTATGCCCATTCAGATATATCGGACATATGATTTCCTTTTTTTAAATAATAATAAACGCCTTTAGTTTCTATCTCATATCCCATTTCTTCCCATTCTTCGACTCGTCGCGGGAAGACAAGCACTGATAATATTACTTTACTTGCGCCGGTGCAAATCATTTGATGCTGGCATTGTATTTGATATTCTTGAGGTATCTTGTCCGTTCCGGGTTCGCCAAAGTTATCTTTATAGTAAAAATATGATGTGGTTTTTCCTTCGTGAAGGTTAGAGGTAAAATCATAATTACCATCTACATGGCATGTTAAGAAATTTACTTTTATATTAAAACTGGAAACTTCGAATAATTTTTCACGATTTATAATATTTTGATTCTGCTTAATCTCTGCTAACTCTATTATTGCACTTTCAAATGCTTTTCCCCATCTTATCCCGGCGGTTTCCTCGAAGACTGGCATTTCATAATTCCGGCGCGCGCAGAATCCAGGTTCGCGTGATTCCATTATTTCAAGCCACGTCTGGACAGGTGTTCTATATCCTGATAATCCTAATATTGATGCTCCCCGGCTCGCACTAATATTTATCGGTGTTGGCATTATCTTTCCTCTAATTCAGTAATAATCGGTTTTACGTATATTATTCCCTTTCTGCGTTGCTGGCACATGTGTGACCATGCCTGTTTCCGGTAGTCTCCGCCGAATCTGGTTTTACCTGATCGGGTCAGCGACTTCTGATGTTTGCGGCGCAGGTAATATGATTTATCTTTTTCTTTGTGGAGGTGATATCCTGCCATTGCTATTCTGCGCATGTAATCGGTGTCACCGGCGCAGCGGAAGGGCTGATATCCGCCGAGTTTTTGCCAAATCTCCGCAGTGAATGTTATGGCTCCGCCGTCCTGAACGTGATGAACTCTTCCGGGAATGGCTCGCAGTGTTTGATCGACTTCAGTTTTAGCCAGCATAATCACTCTATGTCCGGATTCTATCAGTTGCACGGTATGTTTCAGATAATCCGGTTTCATCACATCGTCACTGTCAAAATATCCGTATGCGTCAACAGGCCTTAAGTTAAGCAGTGAATTTCGCATTTGATAGGCTCCGACATTATTATATGAGTAGTAATGTTTTACTTTTGCTTTCATGAGTATTTCAGAGGTGCGTTTGCAGCCATCAACGCCGATTCTGATATCATAGTTCCAACCGTGACTTATCTCCTGCATCATAACAGAATTTACGCAGTCAACAATGAATTCCGGTGTATTATATGCTGCAATTGCGATTGCGATTGTTTTCATATTATTTTAAATAAATATATTTAAATTCCGTGGGAGAGTTAGAACTAATTTCTTTGAATGCTCTTGCAAAATCACTCAATATTCTTTCAGGATTATTTTCCCATGTTCCAATTTTTGGAATACGATAATCTATTCTGCCTTGATATGTGTGGCCGTACTTTTTAAATGGATTACGCATTTAATTTTCTCCCCTCATGTGATTGTTAGACATTATTTTTGACATTATATGTTGTCAAGCGTTTTATCATTCCATAAACAAATATTTCTCTGCATAATTACGGTGCTACGATCTGGTTTTATTCCGCATGACCATGTTAATATTTTTTTGTCATCTATTCCACGGTGTTTGTTGTCGCCGAAATCCCAGCGATAGGGAAAGCTCAGGATTATATTTTTGCTTATACGTGCAAATTCCCGGAATGCTTCAGCCTGTTTGTCGAGGTGTTCCCATACCTGGAGAGCTACTGCGATATCAAAGAATTTATCCTGAAACGGATATGGTATTTTATTCAGGTCATGCTGCGGTAAATCGAAAAGATAAGACACTGTATTCAATGGCATTTTTGAGGATCCTGCTTCCAGTATTCGTCTTGGTCTTATCTCCTGCATCCATTGTATTACGATTTTCATGTATAGCCAGCGATAGCGCCAGCCTTCGTTCCAATATGGTATATTTATTTTTATGACTCTTTTTTTAAATGATTCACGGGTGAGATACATTATTTTAAAACCTCCTCAATCGTTAATCCGGTTGCTTTTTCGATGATTTGAAAATATTTATTATATCCTTCATAATCTAATATGGAATCTCCTTGATCTTTTAATAAATTATCAATATCTTGTGTTGCCTTAATTAAAGCTTCCAGCATTTCCGGAGCGGCGGAGATAAGTCTTCCGTTAGCTTCAACTTCTTCTATTGTTAATGAATCTGCACAAAAGAAATGAGTTATTTGTCCTTCATAATTTTGATATCTACAAACAGTAGGTGTTAATTTATTTTTACCATTTAAAGATTTGATATGACCATCTGTCATTCCATAATCTTTTTCCCACGGTCCCGGTGTATATTTTAGTTTCATTAGAAATAATCCCCCATTTTTATTTTTACTTCTTTCCCGTCGATTTTATTTGAGATATTTTTTCCGTGTATTACTTGAAGCGCAGAGAGATCGTTAGCTTTCTCTCCGGGAAAATTATCGTATATATCGGCGTGACTATAAAGCAATGGTATGCATTTTATTTTTCCGTTTCTGATTTTTTCGTATGTTGATATAAACGGCGATGTATAGTTTCCCTGATAGCGTTCAGTTTTGTATGTTTTTCCCGTTACGGTATCACAGGTATATGCAGTTTTGAGATCAATGTATTTTTCCTTGCCGTTGCTGAGATGTTTCTTTACGTTTGCGATAAAGTCTTTATGTAAGCAATCATCACGGTCGAGGCGGGTTATTATTATATTGTCGTAACCTGAATATAGCCAGTTTATTGCATCTATCATTTCTTGTCGTGGATATTCCTTACCAGATTTTATTTCGTATATTATTTCATTACTTAATTTATTTCCGTAATTTTTAACGGATACATCGACAAAAGATATCAGAGTAAAATTTTGATCAGTCTGCTGCTTCAGGCTTGGTCTGCAATAACTATCCATGAGCCGGATTGAATCCCGTACCCACGCATTCCAGTCTAATCCGCTGTCCCGGTATATCCATTTCAAGGCTAGGCGAGTTACTACGATGTGAATAGTTTTATTTTGCATTTAATAAATTACCTTTTCCCACTTTTTTAAATATTATGTTATTACATATATTTTTATTATTCAATCTTGGACAGAAATCTAAATAGGTGTAGGATGTTCCTGATTGGTTAAAAGATTTTAAATAATAACATCCTTTGCAACCTTTCGTCGCTTTTTCTTTTTTTAATATTAAATATTTTTTCATGTTATTTTTTACCCTTCCCGTCAAGATGAGTTATGCATCCGGGATAATTCAATCCGCCGTAAATTGCGCCCCATGTATCCGGTTTGCGTCCGATGATTTGTTCTATGCCCTGACTGCCACTGCGTATTTGTATATATCCCTTCGCAATGAAATCAAGGTATTTCCTGCGATTTAGTATATGCGGATTGTTGCTTAACCAGGGAGTTTTACAGAATGGAATTCCGTTGACTGTGAATTCAGTCAGGTATCTGTCAAATTTTGGTTTTATCACGTTTGCGCGTTTATTGAATCTAAGGTGATATATTTTGCCGTCCTGCATTGCGCGTATGAGTTCGGGCAGTGTGTGTTTTATATTTCCAGATAAAAATTTCCAGTCATGTTCAACCATGAAGCAGTGATCTTCTCTTGATGATAGAATTGCTTTTACATATCCGTCTGATAATGAATTGCAGCGGTTTATTTCAGAGAATATTTCATGCAGATTATTTGCATATTTATTGAATTTATTTATTCTTGGGTTCGGGTCAACCCATACCGTAGTATTTGTTATCGTGCCGAATGCCGCTGTATATGATTTATATGTCTGTCGTATCAGGTCCGTCGACGGCGTCAGGTCTGTGCAATTCGTGAATATGTGCAATGATATGTTCATTATTTCTTCCTGATGAATCCGATTATGTATTTACCGATTTTTATGATTTCGATATTTTTTATTTGTGAATATAAAAAATAATATTCCTCTGCTGATAGGTAATGATTTTTATATGTGTATCTCAATTCCAGCATTTTTAATAATATAAATGTTGTCGTTTCCGGAAATGTGCTATAAAATTCAGGGATAAAACTTGTATGTAAATCTTCAATCACGTATAATCCGCCGCTGCGTAATTTCGGGAATAATGTTTTCAGGCTGATTTGTTGATCTCTCATGCGGTGGCTTCCGTCGTCTATTATCAGGTCAAATGTGAGTCCGTGTAATTTACGGTTAAGGAATTCGATATCTTTCTGATCACCTTGATGATAAATTATTTTAGGTGTTCTTAATTCATCGCATTTATCAATATCTATTCCGTGTATTTCTACTTTGTGTTCAAAATATTCACTCCACATTCTTATCGATGCTCCCCGTGCTATTCCGATTTCAAGCATTTTATCGACTTTGAATCCGGTTAAATATTTGTCATAGATATCGGCGTAGTTATGTCCGGGAAGTCCGTTTATGCTGGGCTTGCCGTTATTCATTTTCTTGTCGGTGTTATATTTCTCTGCGAGTTCTACTATTGTTTTCATATCTCTATTCCGTATTCTTTTCCAATAATTTTTGCTGATTCAATCATTGCATTTAATGATTCATCATGCTCGTCTAATAATTTATCTAATACTTCTTTCACCGCTTCCTTCTTTGCCTGTTCTATCATTAACTTTTGCTTCAACTAATTCTTCATTATACCAAAAATTTATTCTCGTACTAATACCTAATTGAGTCAATGATGTAGGCAATAAATCTATAAATACATTTAACTCATCCTCAATTTGTTTTGTTATTTCTTCTCGTCTTTTATTTATATCAAACATTGTAGTTCCTCCTATAACCCCTCCAATTCTTCCCGTGTTTCCTTCTTCGCTTGTTCTATCATAACCTTTTCACTTTGAACTATTTTAGTTATCCACACTAAAAACTCATCTCTTGTATGACATTTATCTTTTGATTTTAAAATATTATTATATCTTTCTTTCCAGTCTATTATCTTATACCTCCGGTTTCTTTCCAGTTATTTTTCTAAGTGCGTATTTATTACATCCAAAGGGTTGCTCTATTAAATCAGTTATCAATTGACATGTAGGACATGGACGATTCGACCAATAATGATTATCAACATCTAAACTCATAATTGCATCCAATAACTTTTTATTCTTCTCTAATAAAACCAAAATTTGTATTTCTCTTTCATTTATTCTATCCCATGCTTTTTCACATTTAGTCATTAAATCACTTATTGACATTGATAATGTACCCTTATCATCAGCCATCTGTTTATTCTGCTCTTCAAGTTGTCTTATATGATCGGCAGTGTTATCATATTTTTTGCAAGAATCACAAATAGTAAAATTTGCTGAATCTCCAGTAAATTCATTTCCACATCTATTACATTTCATATCCTTACTTCTCCTGTAGAGTTACTTAAAACCATATTTTATAGGGTTGCCATCCCTGTCGAATCCATTGCATTCATTATCCTCATTATTCTGGCTTTTTAACTTACATTCAAAATCATCTAATCGTTTCATTAATTTTTTAAATCTAAATCCGTCTTTACATGATTCAAATATCAGCCATATTACAAATACTATTATAAATATTTCAAAATATGTCATCTTATACCTCTATATAAATTTAATTAGTCTTTAACTTCTTCCAAATGCACATGAAATTTATCGTTTAAATTCAATTGCTTCTCCATAAACCAAACACATCGGAATAATAGCTCTGCCCATTCTTCATCTTTTATTTTCTTTTTCCCTATGATTTCTATCTTAAACCTGTTTTTCATATCCTTACTCCTCTATATTTTAATTTCATTTCTATTATTAACAATTTTATACAAGACATCAGTAATAATGTCTTGCTCCCCTTCAATTTCAAATCGAAGTTTATATTTCGTATTCATATACCTTTTTCCAGAAAACTCTTTAAACGTATTTTTTATATCCTCTTGATCTACAATATCACTCATGTGTAATATAATTTTTCCTGAGAAAATCAATTCATGTATTAAATCAAATATACTTTCTATTTCATTTTTATTTACAATCGTATCCATATCCTTACTCCTGTTTATAAATTTAGAATATTGCTAAAAATCAATGTGTTATACCTGCAAGTAATCTCAATTCACATCCTATAAAACCATGTCATATCAGAATCAATCTGCGCATTCGGAAATAACTCGTCTACTGCCTGTTTTACTCCGGGCGCGTTGGGGTAATCATGTCCGCAGATCCAGCCTCCGCGTTTTACTTTTAGCAACCAGTATTCGATGTCGTTTTTTAAATCTTCGTATTCGTGGCCGGCGTCGAGATATACGAAATCAAAATAATTATTCTGAAATAATTTTGATGCATCTGCACTTGTTTCGGGTATTATGTGTGCCCTATCTCGGAATTTTTCGGCGACCCTGCAGGACAGGATATAATTTTTATGGGTATTTATATCAAATTTTTCGTGTAGTCTTTTATCGTGTGTGTATGTTTGCGGTGACCAGGAGTCAATCATATATAGAGTTAATCCCGGTATGTTCTCAAGCAGGCGATTTGATAATCCGCCCTGCCAGACTCCTATTTCAGCGCCTACAGGATTCTTAATATCTGCAATTCTGCGCTTTATGTTTTGCCAGCTATAATTCATTATTCCCTCAGTTTTATATTTTATTCCCGTGGCGGGAGTTTATTTCCGTTGTGATTATATACTGTTCCGCATTTCAGGCATTTATGTCCGGATGCGGTTTTCTTCTGCTTCGTTGTTTTATTGCACTTTTCGCAATAGGATTTCATTACTTATCGTCTCCGCGTCGGTAGGTATTATATATTTTATTTTCTACATAATTACGATAGCAGGTAATTAAAAAACCTACAGCAATAATCAGAATATTTATTGTTGTCCAGCCGAGTATCATTATTCCGATAGTTTTCATTTTGCTATCCCGTATTTACTTCTCATCTTGTCTTTTTTATATGCGTCCAGCAACAGAATCCCTACGCCTTCGCCCTGTTTCTCGGCGTCGTCTACTACTTCAATGTAATCCTGTTCGCGTTCATTCGGGATGTATATTGTCTTCTGTCTGTTTTTTCCGTACTTTGTGCGTTTCATAACTTACCTTTTTTTTTGATTGCCGGAAACCCGGACCCGGTTTTAAAAGTTTGATTTCATTCTAATACCGGGAAACAACTGGAAACTGTAATAAATATAGTAATGACATTATATGTTGTCAAGAAAAAAATAATAATATTTAAAAAAATTTCAGGACTAATGCCCGCTTGACTCTGCTATTTATAACAATGTTCAAACCAAAAATCTTCAATCAATTCTTTTTGGATTGTTTTGTGTCCGACCCATGTATTGATGATTGTAACGTATTTTGATCCAATTGATTTTAAATATATTCCAACTGCAATCTGTCTCTCCGGGATGCCTGCAAATTTGTCTTTAATTTCTTGTCTCATAATTTTTGTTGTTTTCATATTTCCTTCTTTTTTGTCCGGTATTTTACGCCCGCTGGATTCGGAACGATTTTAATTTAAAAATTACCTATTATTATATTTTCTTTTATTATTATTTCTTTACGAGATATCCAAAGTTTTATTATGCGATTTAATTTTTTGCTTATCTGGCTTAACTCAACTGTGTTTTTATTATTTAATTTATTTGCTAATTCTTTTCTGCTTGTTATCATTTTGTTTCTCCTTTTTTAATTTCTTATATAACTAATATAACATTATATAATGTTATCGTCAAGCAATTAATTAGAAAATATCAAATATTTTCAATTTTTTTTTATTGACTTATTCCGGGACTGCATAGCAATATTAACCAGCAAACACCACAAATCTACTATTTACGCCCGCAGCCATGCGGGTTTTTCTTTACAGTAATAATTTATCCTGCCGGATGTCTTCCAGTTCTTTCTGCAATTCTGATATTTTATCTTTTAAAAATGCTTCTTTTCTGGTTTTATTTCTCGTTTTTTTTAGTTCGATTCTGTCTTCTTTTAGCCTGACATCAATTTCCCTTATTGCTTCATCATAAAAACTTCGGTTAATTTCAGCATATTTTATCATTCTTTTTTGTTCCTTGGCAAGACTTACCTCACCATGTGACTTTGCCATTTCTACTAAAAAATTGTAACTTTTGACAGAAATTCTACTTGAACCAAGAATTTTTGTTGTTTCGATCATGAATTTACCTCTCTTATCTTATCAAAATTTTTGTAATAAGTTAGTAATGTTATATTTTTTTAATTTTTATTACTATTTCTATATGTGTGTATAATTTAACGTGATATTGTCAACTGTTTTTTTAAAAACTGTACATTTTCAAAAAAATTTATGTCCATATTACTTATTTATAAGTTATTAAAAAATAACGTAATATATATTTATAAATACTATTTTACTTTTAACCATATTTCTAATTGATTTTTTGATTGTGACCAAAAAAAATATTACGTATTACCGATATTACCGTCCCCGCGACAATTATATATATATATATGCTAATACATATAGATACAGAGAAGCTGTAAATGAAATATATATTTTCCTCGCACGGTAAAATATATTGGTAATATAAGACAGAAACGTAATTAATAATAATAATATAAAAAAATATATACTATCTTCCTTATTATTCTTTCGTAATTTTAGACATTCTCATATTACCTTACAGTTTTTCGTGTGCGTAAGAAAGGTAATATTATTTTTAAATTATTTTGCTTGACTTTTATCAACAAAATTATCAGCTTTTTCACATGAATGATTTCACTATCGATCTGCATGATCTGAAACAGCTTGAACGCTTTTTCAGAGATTCTCCAAAATTATTGAAACCGGTTACTGCTAATGTCCTGACTTCTCTTGCTTTTGATAATCGTAAACTTAATATTCGTAATATCGAGTCATCTATGATCATTCGTAATCGTAAATTTGTAGAGTCTTCGCTTCAGGTTCAAAAGGCCCGTTCCGGTTCTATTGATTCTCAGATTGCGTTATCGGGTTCGGTTAATCGCCCTCGCTTTACGGGTTGGGAAGAGCAGCAAGAGGGCAAGCCGTCACATACCAAGCGTATTATTACTACTGCTGGACGCGGCGGTAATCGCAAGAATGTTGCTATTTCGAAGGCACGATTAAAGCCATCCAACAAATTCTATAAGCCTTCCCAATTTGCAGGGCGTGATAATAAATCTCGTTTTATGTTTATGATGCGTGTACTCAATAGTCGCAATGGCGGAGAGTTTATTATCGATAATGATATGGCTACTAAGCGTAGTATTTTACGCAAAGGGTTATATCAACTTAAATCACATCGCATTAAATTATTACAACAATTCAATTCAAACAAATCTACTCATATCCCATGGGCAACAAAGTCTATCCAACAACAAAAATTTAATACGAATATTATGCAGAAGTACAGAGACGGCGTTAAGCATATCGTTGCGAAATATAATAAATAAATTTAAGGTACTGTGACGATATTTGAGATCAACGCGGGCAAAAATCCGCGAC